TCATACTATCTATCCAATAAGGTGTAACACTAGTATTGTGGTAGTGTGTTGCACCATTGGTTACATCTTCTTCAGACAATGCCATAACGGCATAGAATACAGATTTTATCCAAGCATGACGTTCTATCTTATTAGACAATTTAATTCTATCACTTTTACCATCGTGAGTCCAACTAAACTGTTTATCTTGCCAAACAACATCACAAATGGTTGATGGCCATCTTCTATCATTTACTCTATTTAAAACTACCAGAGCAACCGCAACTTGACCTATATCTGGTTCACCTCTACTCTCAAAGTAAATATTTTGTGCAGCACAATAAATTTCATCTCTATCTGTTTCAGCAACCTCATTCATATTAAACTGAGTTAGCATAGGTGATAGAACTGTCATTACCGCATAAAGTATACCTATTGAAGGTTCCATTATTTTTTATTTCCTTGACCCTCGTTGGGTCTAAAATCACTAGTGATTCCTTTATCTTGTGGATCAAACGTCTGAACGCCAACGTGTTCGATACCCAAATGATGCACAAAGATAATCAACTGTCTTTCTTCTAACTTCATAGAATGTAATTGTCTAGCACAGATATGTGACCAAGATTTAAGACTGGTGTAGTAAAGACCAGGCTCTCTTTCAAACCAAGCTCTCTTAGGACATTTCTCTGCCAAGTTTTCAGCAATTTGTCGGACTTGCCAATCTGCCCATCTGCCTTCTGCCACTACACACACCCCGTAGGTTTAGGTAGACCACCATACTTGGTGATCGGTTTCATTGGTCCTGACATCCATAAATCAAACATCGCCTTCTTATCTTCGCCGATGTACTTAGCAAACTTGCGAATGGGAGGCACAACACTATAGGTATCGTAGTAGACTCTTGCCTTCATAATCTGGTCAACCATTTGGTCTGTCAGTAAATACTTGTCAGCTTCTGCCATGTCATTCATAACCTGAACAGTCCAGTCATCAGGGTTTACTAAGTATCCATCTCCATCTCTATTCAGTTCCATTATTATTTTCCAATTGCATTACATTCCAAAATTCTTCATAAAGTTTATATTCTATACGGTATGCTTCTTTTTCCCATGGTGCATCAGAGTAATCTATTTTATCACCCCGAAACAATTTAGATTTCCACTTGACTCTACCATCTTCATAGTCAGTCAATTCACCACGAGCAAATTGTTTTAGATGTACCATTTCATGTGATAGCCAAATCAAGAGGTCTTGTATTAAATTTTCTTTGGAAGAATCAAGTTCAATTAAAAACTCTCTTGGTTTTTCAGCATCACCATCGATACTACAAAAACCATAACCGCCAGTTTTTTTATGCATATCTTTAACGAGTTTAACATCTAGTGTTATGTGTGGATACAAACGGCCGCCCAGTAGTTTGTGTGCATAATAATGTGATGCTGTAATAATGGTCTCGGCCATGTACTTGTTGTTACTTCTATAACCTTCAAGATACAGTTTCATATTATTTTTCTTCTTGTTCAAAAATGTACTGCAATACATTGCCGGCTGGTCTTTCTTTTGTATGCTTAGGAATTCTATTCTGAATTAGATTTCTGCAATGTTCTAATTCGTGAGGTCCATGTTCAGAGATTACCGCACTGAGGTCTGGGGTCATAATTTTATATCCTACAATTTTCGGCATATCAAGTGACATATATTTCTCCTAGATTTGTCATTTAGTAAATAATAGCTTAACATTTTTAACGGTTATAGTCAATACTTATAAACCATTGATAATAAAGAGGAAAGTAAAAAACCCTCAAAACAGAGGGTTTTTACTTGATTTCTCAATTATTATGATACTAGCTTAACATATATTGGGGTTTATGTCAACGGCCATAAGCCATTGATTTGTAAGGGAAATAAAATTTTATTTAGCCTGAAAGTATTCATCCCAACCAAAAGCCTCTTGAACGGCAGATGATGTCAAACCTTTGTATTTTTTGCTGAGGTTTTTATCCTTTGCTACTACCAACAAATTTGCTTCATCTTGGTGTAGACCCTCGAGCAACTGAATAAACATCATTTCTCTACGAGCTGTGTTTAAGTCTGGGTTGCCGACAACTGTCGGCATATTAAGATAATCACGATTCATTTTCACATAGTTGTGGCAATTTCTCATTTCATTGCTAAGACGAGTATGTTCTGTGCCGTCTGGCGCCTCATTAGGAATAAAGGGAACATCGCCATCAGGTACCATCCATTCGATGTTAGGATCTAAAGCGGCCTTTAAGAACATTTCTAACTGGGGTGTTCGGTACTTGCGAAGCACAGCAATCTTCTTGGGTTTATCTTTAGCGTTATTTACCTTGGTACAAATCTCACTGTAAAGGGGTGTGTATGTTTCTTGCATCTCAAAAATCTCCTACATTATCTATCAATTGTGTTAGTCTATTTTCTATAAAATAGTTTAGCAACTGGGATCGTTCTCCCACTTTTGCTTTATCGTATGCCATATTTATCTCGGTTTTAAGTTCGTCTGGAATGAAGTTTAAATCTATTAGGGTTTCATTTCTTTGGTAGTTGCGAATCCAAGTGTCTCTTGGGCACTTAGCAAGATTATATAAATCAATTACCTCATGGTCTTTCATCGCTTCCATTATTGTACCGATTACTGTTTTTCTCAAAGGTTTCTGTCTCTTATCTTCTACAAATGTATCATCATCAGATAGCACATTGGGCACACCATCACTGCGGTCACCTTTGAGAATATGTTCCTTCAAGTATGTTTTTGGATCTTTACCATTTATCAACTTCTTAGTAACTGGACTAAACTGGTCTACATTGAGATCGTGTAGTTGAATAAAGTCCTTATCTGATGATAGTATTAGATGTTTGCCGGCAGTCTTTACAGTCTTGGTAAGTGTAGCAATAATATCATCAGCTTCTGCACCATAAACATTTACTAGTTTGTATGGAAAAACATTCTCAAGATCATCACGAACTTTATGTATACAATCAAAAATATTATTCCAATCAAGGCCAGTAGCAGTTCGTTCTTTCTTACGATTAATCTTATAGTTAGGAAAATAATCACGGCGCCAGTAATGTTTACTGTCACAACAAATTACAAGTTCACCATATTCTTCGTGAAATTTTGAACGATAGTTTCTTAGTTGGTTTAGTATAATATGTTGAACTAAACTAGGAGATAGTTCTTCACCTCTATGTAAAGAAACCATCACACTACCGATTGCTATTTGATTAAAATCAACTAATATACTCATAAACTTCTCATAATAAAAACTGGAGCGGGTAGAAGGAATCAAACCTTCGTCATTAGGTTGGTAACCTAAGGTAATATCATTATACGATACCCGCGATAAATGGAGCCTCTAGATGGAATCGAACCAACAACTGAACATTACAAGTGTACTGTTATACCGTTTAACTATAGAGGCTTTAACCTTCATACTATCCAGTATACTCGACATCTTCACAGAAGTCAAGGGATTCTTGTGTTTTTCTATAACCATCTTCGTCGTAGGCGTGAGCAATAGTTTTCCAAGACATTAGGTGTTCTTGGTCTTGTCCGTAAAATAAATCTAACCATACTGCGGTGTCAAGATATGTTGCTAAATTTTTAAGATAACCCTCACGTTCGTTGAGTTCTCTTTCCATAACATTTCTTTCTTTGTTTTTATCTCTGTTTTTTCTTAACAGATATTTGAGTTCTTTAACTCTATCTTTGTTATGTTTCTCCCACTCTTTAACATTTTTTAGACTGAGATAATTATCTTCAGGAAGGGCTTTGACATCTTCATGTACATTTTTATATGCCGGTGGTTTTTTGGCTGCTCGAGCCTTTGCCATCTTATCTACTTTTTGGTCTGACATACTTCACCTTGATAGTTTATATAACCCTTAGCGGTTAAGAGTTCTACTAGATCGTAGTACCTACCAATTTGGCAACCGTCAACAAAAACCAAAGGAAGTCTCCTGACTGTCTCGCCGGTTCGTTTTGATATTTCTTCTACGGATAAATCCTTAGAAAAAGTTTCTACAGAGAATCCTAAATTTACTTTATCTAAAAGTTTTAAGATTTTCAATGCAGTTTTATCAAATTTATCGTATAGGTACAACTCAATAATCATCTTTACACAGGAATACGCTTTACGTCTTGATCCTCTTGCCTCTTCCTCTCGTTCTTTGTCGCAAACTCTTTTGCTAGTTTTCTTTTGATACTAGGCTTTACAAAGTGTTCGCGTTTTCTCACTTCATTAATGATATCTTTTTTCTCTACGTTCTTTTTAAATCTACGAAATAGAGAATCAAAATTTTCATGTCTGTGTTTTCTATTAACACCCATAATATAACTCCAATTATATATTGTTTTGGCTTGGTTTTTTATGTCCGAGTTCTAAGTTTAGTTTTTTAAATTCTTCATATGTTATGCAAGCAATCTGGTCAATACTACCCAAACCGTGAAACCATTGATGAACCGAATAATGTACTTCCATAAACCT